AACCCTGGGCCGGCGGCACCGTTGGCCGTGTCGCCAGCCTTCACCCACGTCGGAGTGAGGTTGTTGCCGCCGCCTACCGCGGTGGCAGCGTTCTGGGCGGCGCCGAGAGTGCCCAAGTTCGGCCAGCCGTCGGCGGCCACCCATCCGTTGTCGACGTTGCGGGCGTCGAACCAGACAGCCGCCGCCGTTTCCACGTCGAGGATCGTTGTTCCGTCCGGCCAGCCGCCCGCTTCGATACTGCCCAAGAAGTTGGCGGCGGCGTTCAACGCGAACCCGACAGTCGTGTTCGTGTTGTAGGCGCCGTCGATGATCTCGACGACGGTCACCCCGTCGAGAGTGACCCGTGCGTATGACCCCAAATAGTCGACGCGGAACCGGACGGTTTGCCCGGCCACGAACGGGACCGGCTCGTCGTAGTAGACGGTTGGGACGCCTGCGTCACCGCGGGCAACGGAGAGACGGTCGACGCCGGCAACTCGGGAGACGAGCACCTGATAGGTGTCGAACGTTGCCGTGTTCAGCCGCCAGATCAGCGGGCCGACCGACTCGCCGACGGCGAGCGGGTCGTACGTGTACGTCGTCTCCAACCATCCGTCGGCCAACGCCAACCCGGTGGCGAACGCCAAGTTCGCGGCGGAGTCGGCGACCGACGTGTACGCCCGACCGGCCAAAATGCCGATGGTGCCGCCCGTAAAGTTGAGGGTGTCCCACGCCGGGCCGACGTTCGGGAGCGACCCGTCAATGTTGGCCGTGTTCGCCCGGTTGAACAGATCGAGGAGGAGCACGTCAGAGTCGACGGACACGTCGACCACCGCAGGCGTAGCAGTGATCTCGGCGACCACCGCGGACGCCACATCAACAGGGACAACCCCTTCGTTGTTCGCCGTTCCCTCCTCGACGTTGACGTTCGCGTACCAGCGGCGGCCGGTGCGGTCGCGCACACAGATGTACGGGACAGCCGCTCGGGTCAGAGCGATGAGCGGGTCGAACGTCCACCGGTCCTCGCCGGGACCTGGTGTGGCCGCACGGTTGGCGGGCGCCCACACTGTCAGATCCAAGTCGAACACGTCGCCGCGCCACTCGGAGTGGACAAGCGCCTGCTGGTAGTCGCCGCCCGCTCTCGGAGCAATCTGGACTTCGTCCGACGACGGGAACTGCCAGACGGTGCGGTCCCCGGCGTTGTACGCCAGTTGCACGTCGAGAAGGTTCGACGAGAGGTAGTAGACGCAGTCGGGGGTGGGGAGCGTCTGGTCGATGGTGGTCGTCCAGACGGACGGGATGAGGTCGCCTGCTCGGACCACTCGGATGCGGTAGGTGACGGGCCGGCAGAACGGCGCCTCTTTGTCCTGGTATTGGACGGCGGCTTCGGTGGTGATGTGGCCGATCGTTTCCCACTCGGCGCCGTCGATTTGCCGGTCGATCTGGTAGTAGCTGAACGTTGCGCCGAGGGTGGTGGGAGCCCATTCGAGCGTCCAGTAGGGGATCTGTTCGGGGTTGCAGCCTTGGTTGTCGGTGTCGTACCAGTCGTACGCAAATGAGAACGAGGTGGGCGGGTCGGGGACTGTGGAAAGGGTGACGGGCTGGTCGTAGTTCGGCGTCGCGCCGTAGTTTAGGGCTGTGCCGCCGTAGGTGGCAGGGTTGCCACGAGGGAAGAAACGGTCGTCAAAGGTGGCAAGGGCGAAGGCGACGACGGAGTTCGACGGCCCCCACACAACCTGGTATGTGGTGGCAGCCGCCAACGTGGCGTTGATCGTTATGTCGACCAGATACCCCTGACCGTCGAACGCTGCGACGACGGGTACGTCGAAGGTACGCGCCAGCGGGACGCCTGCCACCACCTCGGCGAAAGTGACGACACCCGAATCAACGGTGGTGGGACCAGGACCGACGATGCTCCAACCGATGTCGTCGTCGGCCGTCTGGCCGTCTTTGACGGCCAGCGCGACACGCATCAACGTGTACGTTCCGGCGGCGGCACCGTCGACGATCTGCGGCCCCCCCGGCAGCCCCAACGCTACGAGGTACGGCTGGCCGTCGGCCGAGTCTGTCGACGACGCGTTCACGTCCAACGCCAACGACATCCCAAACGTCTCAACCGCACCAGGCGACACCACCGCACCCGTCGGCGCCAACAACGGCCGATACCCCACCGACCCCGTCGGCAACGCCAACCCCGAATCAAACGTCCGCACACTGCCCTGCCCGGCCGCCCCACCCGACACCGACCCCGGCGACAACGGCCGCACCACGAACAGATAATCGACGCTCGCCGCCTTCGCCCAATTCGCGACACCCGTGTTCGGGGCCGTCAAATCAAACGTCTCCCAATCCGGACCGTCGGCCGCAGCGAACGCCCCCAAGTTTTCGACGCCGACCGCCAACCGGTTCTCGGGCACCCACGCCACCGCCATCGACGCATCAAAAATACGCATCTGAGTTGTCTTCCCCGACAGGGCCTGCCACCCAAACCCCGCCGACGTGTCAAACGCCTCCACCTCCGCCTCAGTCCACGGCCTCGACGTAGCCGGATTCAACTCCCCCAACACAAACTGAAACAGGTTGTCGGAATCGGTGAGCGTCACAGTCCCCATCGGATACGACACACCACCGGCACGGTAAACGACCTGCAAACGGCCCGGAGTCGACGAGGCCACCGACCCCACAAAACTGAACGTGATCGACAACACCCGACGGTTCGCCGCCCACGCCACCGTCCCGAACCCTGCCGCGTACGTCCCCGACGCCGTATACGACCCCGCATAGGTGATGTACGACGACGCCGACACCGACCCGTTGTCAATGTACGCAAACAGGTTGACGGCGTTCGGAACCGGGTTCTGCCACAGAGACGCCGTGTTGACCAGATCGGAGTTCGGGACAAACGTTTCCGTTGTCACAGCCGCCGGGATTTCGTTGCCGGCGGTGAACACGTCCAAACAGAACAGGCCCGCCGTCGCGATGCTGTCGAACCCGACGTACACGTTTTCGATCGTTTCGGTGGCCGTCGACGGGACCGTTATCCCCACCCCACGGCCAGGCGTCAGCGCTGTGCCGCCCACCTGCGTCGGGAACCATTCGAGGCCGATCGTGCCGGACTGGTTCGGGTTCCACTGTGCAGCCATGTCAGCGTCCCACGTCGAAGTTGATAGCGGACCTGGACTTGGCGATCCCGTCGACGATGCCGTCTCGGGTGGCGCGTTTCGTGGCCCGCCAATCGCCGGGGTCGCCGTTGATCGTCTGGTTCACGACAACACCACCCAGGTTGGTGCCGCCGCCCATCGTCGACACGCTCGCGACGTTCGCCGCCGAGAACGTCACAGCTTCCGCAGCGGCGATCACCTGAGCGGACGACCGGCTCAACCCGATAGCCAGACCGGCGCCCATGTTCTCGCCCATCTCCATCCACACACGAGACGGGGACCGGATGTCCTGTGCGGCTTTCGCTGCTGCTTCCGCAGCGTTCACAGCGTCTCGGGCTGCCTGGGCGATGTTCCCGACCGACTCGTCGATCCCCGCCTTGATTCCCGCCCCCAACGACTGTCCGATGCTGAACCCTGCGCTGCGCGCCGACGACGCAACCCCAAACGACGCCGAGCTGATACGGATCGACACAGACGACATGGCAACAGAGACGAGCCCCGGCGCTGTTTGCAGAAACCCTTGGGAGAGTGCGTTGCCAGCGTTGCGGCCCACTGTGCCCGCCGTCGCCGCGACAGTCACACCGGACACAGCAACCTGCGCAGTAGCCAACCCCATCGCCGCGCCCAACAGTGTGGCTGCCACACCGAACCCGGCGGCGAGACCCGCAGCGGCGTTGCTGCCCACGGCGTCCGACGCAGCAGCGATCGCCTGGCCGCCCGTGTCGATGGTCGCCTGAGCCGAATCGGAGAACCCTTGACCGGCCTCGGAACCCAACCCGGTGAACCGGTTTTTTGCGTCCTCCAAGTTGGAGATGGCGCCGGACAGTCGTGCCGCTTCGGTCAGGTCCCCCGATTCCAACGCAGCAGCGATCTCGGCGGTCAGTGTCGCCGCTTCCGGGCCGAGCGCCTGCAAGTTCGCGGCGAGGTCGGCCGGTCCTTGCTCGGCGACGATCGACAAGTTCGCGCTGAACGCGTTGAGCGCGTCCGCTTGTGCTTGCAGATTCGCGGAGAGGACAGCCGGGTCAGACGCAGCGTTGACAGTACCGAAGAACTCGTCGAGCGCCGCAGGGTCAGCGTTTTGCAAATCGTCGAACCCGGAAGCGACGGTCGGCAACGTCGCGGCGAGCGCAGCCAACGCGGCGTCCTCAGCGGCGATCACTTCGGGGTCCAGCTTGTCCGACGCGTCGGCGATGTCGAGAATGCCCTTGGCCGGGTCGTTGCCTAAACCGGTCAGGTCGCCGACCGCGTCCAACAGTTGAAGGGCGCTACCCAACCCTGGGATGCTCGCCAACGCAGCCTTGGTGGCAAGCTCGAAGAACCCTTGCACCACACCTGACCCGTCTTCGATCCCAGGCACAACCTCCACAATGCCGGCAAGTTCGTCGGTCAACGACGCCACCGCGTCAGCGGCACCTGTCGACGCGGCGAGCGCCACGTTCAACCCGTCGAACGCAGCCACCAACGCCGGGATGATCGGCTTCGACAACGTCGACAGCGAACCACCCAACCCGACAAGCGAAGCCTTCAACTCGTCGGCTTGGCCCGAAGCTATGAGGATGCCAGCACCGATCGCCGCGAACGCTACGACAGCAACCACCGGGTTCGACGCCAAGGCGAACAGTTGCGACGACGCAGCCAACGCCCGCAACTCGACCGCCGCAGCCTTCAACGACGCCACCAGCTCCGACCCGATGGCGGCTTTCAACGCGACCGCTGACCCGGCAGCAGTCGCCCCAGCCAACGTCAAAGCGACAAGGCCACCGATCGCCGCCTGGACGCCTGGATCAAGCGCCGTGAACCCTTCGGCGAGCGACGCGACACCTGCGATGAGCGGTTCGAGGAACGACGCGCCGCTACCGCCTATCACTTCGATGATGTTCCCGAACGCTTCGCGGGCACGGTCCACGCCACCTGTGAGCGTGCCGCCTGCCGCCTCGGCGACACCCCCATATTTTGCTTCGACAGCGTCCAAGATGACACCTTGCGCTGATGCTGTGTCGCCAAGGGCGACGAACGACGCGATCGACGCCTGCTGCTGGTCGTCGAGGATGATCCCGGCACGACGCAGACGGGCGGCCGCCCGTTCGGGGTCCGCCAACGCACGGCCCAACAGTCGGGCGGCGCCGGGGATTTCTTGGCCCATCGCGACAGCAAGATCGGCGGATATCCGAACAGTGTCATTGAACGTTGAGGTCGTCCCGTCGGCCGAGTTGGTGATGTTCTGGAACGACGCGACGACCTGCGCCGCCTGAGTGACCGCCTCATCCGAGAACCCCGAATATTCCTGCACTGACAACGCCAGTGCCTGCACACCTTCGGCGGTGACGCCCACCTCGGCGCCGACGTTCGAGAACACCTGACCGGCGATAGCCCCAACCCGTTCCGCTTCACCGAACTCCGAGATGACCGAGCCGAGCACCCCGCCTGCTGCGAGTCCCCCCAACCCGGCGAGCGCCCCCTGAACACCGGTCAACGAGTCCTCTAGCGCTCCCAGTTCCTGCTCGGCGTCAGCGAGCCCGGGCACCTCCACAGGAATCTCGACCGGTTCGGCTTCCAACCCGTCGATTTCGGCTTGGGCCTCGTCGACGTTCGCGGCGACATCCACGTCGATCGGCGACGCCTCCAACGACTCGATGTCAGCCTGCACCTGATCGATCGGCGCGTCGATATCGACAGTCACCTCAGCGTTTTGGGTGGCCGAATCAATATCCGACGCCAGCTGCTCGATTTCGGATTGTGCCTGCGACAGATCGAGGACCAGATCGGCTTGGAGAGTCGCCACGTCAGCAGCTCATCCGGGCGCAGGTCACAGTCCGAGCATACGCCCTCGACGGGCTGTGACCGGGACCGCAGCCGGGGCACGGTCCGAAGGGACCACGGACCGGCCCCGGCCGGGTGGAACAGAGGAGCCGTGCTCCCCTGGTCGGCGGGCGTGGGCCGACCCCCGAAACGTACCACGGGCCCCGGTCACGTCTGGTCTGCCGCCTGCCTGTACGCGGCGCGGCGATCGTCGCCCGACAACGAGTTGACATGATCGGCGGCGGCTTGCGGGTCGCCGTCGTCTTTCGGCAACACCAACCCCCGCTGCCCGCGGATCACCGGATCGTGTTTGGTGCCGTCGTGGCCCAACCCGAGCCACGACGCCACCATCCACACATCCATCACCATCACCTCGCCCGCAGACCAGCCCAACATGCCCATCGCCCGGAACACCGGATCGAACAGATCCAACGGCTTCGGCAACCACGGCCGGTCGCTCGGCCCCGCATCGGAGGTCAGCGACCAGAGGGCAAAGGGACCGTCTGCCAATGGCGGAGCAGCGCCACCACCAACGACTGAGACCCCAACGCCGGGTCGAGCTCTTCGTCGTCGTCGGGGAGAGTCGTCGTCGACAGAGCGGCGAACACCTGCCGGTTCAACCCGAACCAGAGGCCCATTGCCTGCCGGTTGTTCGCCCGGTTCAGTTCGCGCAGCGTCTTACGCCACTCTTTCGGCGGCGGGTCTCCCTCTTGCGGGTCGCTGTCGGCGATCTCGGCAACCCAACCGCCGAGCAGCGCTGAGCGTTCGTCGGCCTGCTCGTCGCCCATTTCGGCGACGAGGACCGCCCAACCGCCAAGCACTTTTCCGACAGCGTCGACCAGCGGGTCGGGGTCCATGTCGACACCGACAGCAGCGGCAGCCTCGCGGACCGTGTCACGATGGCAGTCTTGGAGATCTTGCCACTCGTCGAACGTGTCGGTCAGCCCTTCCTGGAATCGCCACACGTCGCCGACGGTCGGCCGCCGCAACTTGGCGGCCTTCCCCGACAGCATGACGCGGACGGTCCCGTCGGGCCTGTAATCGACGATGCTCGACTCGGTTTCTTCTGTTGGCATGCGGGTCCCTTAGGGCAGTCGGACGATCGTGGCGGACACGTCGAACACGGATGAGATGGTGCGGCCCTGCGGCGGCGTCGAAGTCCATTGGGTGACCTCGGCCCGTGGGCACCCTTCGCCCAGGGCGTCTACGTCGGCGAACAGGGCGCCCGCCGTCGCCTGTTCGGAGATCCCCAACCAGAGAGTCCCCGCTTTGGTCAGCGCTTCGTAGGCGGCGGCGGTGACCGTTGCCGCTGTCGGGTCGGTGCCTTCGGCGGTGAGGGTCGGCCAGCAGACCAGATCGAGTCGGACGCGGAACACGGCGACCGGCAGCGACGGCTGCGCCCGAGGTTGGGATGGCACCGACGACCCGCGGCCCGCCGTCAAGTTCGATCGGGCGAGACGGCCAAGCGACACCATTATTTGCTCACAATCGGCGGCGGTGACCGACTCGTCTGTCCACGACACGACACGGCGGGTCGGGGCGTCGCCGCCGAGAACAGCCACCGACGACGCCAACAGAGACTCGGCGAGGTCGCCTACGAACGTGGTCACAGCCGCCTACCGTAGCATGCAGGTTCCGCCGGTTTAGAACGTCGACGCGTCGAAGGCTTCTTGCAACAGGAAGCTCCACTGGGCGTCGGTCATGTTGTCCGTCCAAAACGGGTCCGGGTCCGTTCCCGGATGCTGCACAGAGTGGACGATGACAGTCATCCCGAACGCTTCGAACGCGAGGAGCGGGTTGCCTTGGATTTCGTGGGGTCTGGTGCCCTCGTCAACATACGACGCGTAGTCGGCGTTGTTGACGACCGTTCCCGTGATGACCGTCCCTCCGCTCCCGACTGTCGCACGAAACAATTCTTGGAGGACCCCCGTTTTGCGGGGCGCCGCCGCGACGAGCACGTCGATGAGTGCGTCTTGCGCCTCCGCGAACGCGTCGGCGGCGGCGGCTTCGAGCTGTGCGATCACTTGGGACACGTCGGCCACACCGTCAGGTTACGCGCTCGTGCCCCGTCCGACTGGTGAGCGGACGGGGCACGAGGGGTGCTGGGGCAACACTGACCGTAGCACTCGGCTACGACGTTACGGTCTGATCGTCGGACGGTGCCCGATGTGGAACCAGCCGCACTCCGCACATTTGTAGACGTTGAGCCGGTTTTGGCCTCCCATGCCTGTCCCGTTTTTGCGGGCCATTTTGCCGAGTGTGTCGCGTGCTTTGGCTTTGGTGACGTATTGGCGTTTGGTGGTGGGGCAGTGGGCGGTGCCTGTGTCGTAGGCGGATAGTGGATGTTCGGGGTTGGCTTTGCGGCGGTCGCGTTCGCGTGTTCCGCGCTGGTAGCGGGGTTTGCGTCTCATCGTTTTGGGGGTGCTCCTTCGGTTGGCGGGCGGGTTTACCCGAGGTCGAGGACGCCTTGGCCCAACCGTTTCGCGGCGATCTCGCAGTACGCCTCGCTGATCTCGATGCCGATGGCGCGTCGGCCCAGGTCCTTCGCGGCGCGCAACGTCGTACCCGACCCCATGAACGGATCGAGGACCAGATCACCCGGAGACGTTGTGGCAGAGATACACCGCTTGGGGATCGTGGCCGGGAATGGACAAGGGTGCCCATCCGTGCCCTGATCCGAAACGGGCCGAATCGGCCACACGGACAGCCAACGATGCGAGCCTGGTTCCCAACGATGATCTTCGAGGTCCCGCACCAGCCAGTAGATGCGCTCCTCTGACGGTGGGAACATGCGGGCGTTCTGCACCATGCTGATCTGACGATGCCAGATCAGCTCTTGCCGTAGGTGCCACCCGTCGAACTCGCGAACAATGTCGAGCGGATGGAGCGGGGTCCGGTTCCGGTAACGGAGTTTGTGGTTGTAGAACATGGCCGCGTCGGCCGTGGACGCACCTGCTACCGCGTTGGCAATGGACGATTGCCATTCGGCGTATTCAGATTCGTCCATGTCGTCGGCGTACCCGCTAGCCGCTCGACGCGACCATTTGCTGTCTGCGTGCATCCCCGTAGGAGAGGAGGACGCTGCGTGCGTCAGAGTGTTGTACGGGGGCGACGTGACCGTGCAGACGACTCCGTCCAGAGCGGCCAACGTTGCCAGCGCTTCGCCGTGGTAGATGGTGATGCCGGATTCGGAGTCCTCGTAATACGGGGTCACGCGAACACCGCCCGAATCGCGGCAGCTGCACGGCCACCACACCCACCCACCCACGGCACCACCTCAGACACATCCGGAC